CTAAATCGCTATTTAATGACTTTGTGCTGCCGGCTGCTAAGTGCCGGAGAAAGGGAAAAAGATGAAACGAATTGTAAGAATCAAAGATGAAGAGGCCCTTGTTAAACTCATATTAGATTTTTCAAGGGAACATCAATTTACAAAAAACAACATATTAGAGACTGTTAATAAAGCAATGGATTATATGGATGATAATGCTTTATTGGAAGGGACTCAGTCATATATGGTTGAGCCCCTTAGGCAGAATTAATAGAAACGATATTGATAATCGCTTCCGCGAACAATTAAATACCATCGGCCAATACCAGATACACTGATGTGAACAGGTGTATGCGTATAATGTCCGCCATAGTATGTAAATTGATGGCCGGATTTGTATTTCTGAAAATTATTAGAATCCACTAGAAATACATCTGCGGCATGTTTAAGAACTACCTCAACCGAAAGGCTGCCGTTGCTTTCTGCATATGGAATTTGAGCCATATAAATACTCCCTTCTTTTGTACTCAGCGTTCCAACGCCTGTACTTAAAGTATAAGTGGAAGTAAATATGAAAGCAATGGCTATAAATGTAGTAATCGCGATAGGTAATCATGTTAACAAGTCCTCTTTTGAGGGCTTATTTTTATATCCGGAAAACCCGGAAGAAAGAGAGGAATTTATGAACACAATTTTAGTACTGAAAGATGGTACAGAAATCACTTTGGGAGATAACTCCAGCAGGACACATCTGCTGGTGGTATCTGCATCCAGGTCGGCAATGGTGGCTGTCTGGGAGAAGTTGACCAAGGATAACCTGCAGTCCCTGCAACTGAAAGTGGAAGGCCAGATAACCGGGGAGTACGGAGATATGCTGCTGGTATCCGAGACGTCTACGGTGGATGCGGACGGATCTGTACAGACCGAATTCGTCATCCGTGAGAAAACAGACATTGAGAAGCTGCAGGAACTGGTGGCAGCGCAGAACGTGGAAATCGCGGCACTGAAGGAAGGCCAGGGAGTGCAGGACGGCGCCATTGATGATCTGGGAGTGGTAACATCCACCCTGGCAGAACAGATTGAAGGAGGTATACAGTAATGGGCAGATTTTACGGAGTCAAAATCAAAGCAGGAGAAAAAACGCTGGAGGAAGTTCCGAAACTTTGGAAGGTTGCCACGGAAAAGTGGCTGAGAGAAAACCAGTAAATAAGGAGAAAACCAGCATGGTCGAGTTTGTAGTGAAATACTGGCTGGAGTGCTTATTTGGAGCTGTGACGGCCGCCCTGACATGGGGATATAAAAGGCTTGCGAAGAGGGTTAAAGAGCAGGAGGCAATCAAAGAGGGCGTCCTGGCCATATTACATGACAGGCTCTTCCAAGCTGGGAGATATCATATTTTGCAAGGATACATATCCTTGGAAGAACTGAAAAACGTAGAATACCTATATCGCAGTTACCATGCTTTGGGTGGTAATGGTACGGGAACAGAAATCTGGGAGCGTATAAAAGACCTCCCATTAAAGAAGGAGAATTAATTTATGGAAACTATGTTATCTAATATGACACTTTTAATCGCAGCTATAGGCATTCTGGCATTCGTTGTTTCTTTGATCACACAGGTTTTTAAAGGTGTAGGAGTGCTGGCAAAGATACCCACAGATATCCTTGTTTTTATCCTGTCCATTGCAATTACCGTTGTGGCCTTTATTGCTTACATGCAGCATATCCAGATTGCAATTATCTGGTATATGTATGTTGCTGCCGTAATAGCCGGATTTATTGTGGCTTTCGTTTCTATGTATGGGTGGGAAAAATTGTCCGACCTATGGAAGCGTTTTTATAAAGGAGCAAAATAATAAGAGGGGCGGGGAACCGCCCCTTTTTCTTTTATCAGGAGGAAAAGTATGAAAATAAATATACATGCCGGGCATAACCCGGATGGAATGGTCGCCTGCGGTGCTGTGGGACTCATACGTGAGTCCACGGAAGCTCGGGCGGTAAAAGATAGGGTAGTGACGCAATTAACGGCTATGGGCCATACAGTGCATGACTGCACCTGTAATAATGGCACAAGCCAGCAGGACGTGCTTAAACGTATTGTGACCGCCTGTAATACCCACACGGTTGACTTGGATATATCTATCCATTTTAATGCTGGCGCACAGGCCGAATCTGATGGAAAGACCACGGGTACGGAAGTGCTGGTGTACAACAATACTTCCGGAGCGGTCCCCTGGGCGCAGCAGATTGCTGACAGCATAGCCGCGCTGGGATACCGCAACCGGGGAATAAAGGAGCGGCCGGGATTATATGTGCTCAAGCATACCAAGGCACCGGCATTACTCGTTGAGTGCTGTTTTGTGGATGATCCGGACGATATTGCGCTGTATAATGCTGACAGGATGGCGGCAGCTATTGTGGCCGGCATAACCGGACAGGCTGCGGAGACCACGGCAGACGCGGCGAGACTGGCGGCAATGAGCCAGGCAGAGTTTGTGGAGTACATCGGCCAGCTGGCAGCGGCAGATATGCAGACATCTGGCATCCTGGCAAGCGTCACAGCAGCGCAAAGCATCCTGGAGTCAGGATATGGAAAATCCGAACTGGCGCTGCAGGCACTTAATTTAGGTGGCATGAAAGCGGAGCTGTCTGGAAATACCTGGGCTTCCGCCTGGGATGGTCGCACCTATATTAAAGATACAGCAGAGCAGCGGGCAGATGGCAGCTATTATACTGTTACGGCGGCCTTCCGGGCTTACCCGTCCGTATCTGCGTACCTGGCTGACCATTCGGCCTATCTGGCCGGAGCCATGGCGGGAGACAGCCTGCGGTATGCTGGTGTTGTTGGCTGCAGAGATTACAGACGGGCCTTTGAGATTATTAAGGCCGGCAATTATGCATCGTCTCTGGACTACGTAAATAAACTTTGCGCAGTGGTGGAGCGCTGGAACCTTACCCGGTTCGACGGCGCAGCTCAGGAGCCGGACGGCAGCCTGTGGGCCAATATAGCAGGGTTGTCCTTTACCTGGTCAGAGGCTTCCAGCTTCGGCCAGATACTGGCCCAGCACGGGATGCAGACAGTGCTCCGAAGAGTAAAAATATTGGAATAATGTGCGACGTCGCAAAAAAAGAGGGGAAAAAATTCCCCTCTTAAAAATAAATTAAGCATTATATTATATCGTCTACTTTACAATTGAGCGCAATAGCAATTTGTTTTAGACTCTGAACGGAAGGATTAACAACCCCATTTTCCCATCGGGATATATCTTTTTGAGAAACGCCTATTTTTTGTGCAAGTTCTGATTGTGTCATAGCTGCATCTTTTCTTCGTTTCGCAATTTGAGATATCTTAAATAATCCGCGGTCACCAATTTCATATCCGGCCATAAAGCTTGATTGCATTTCTAAAGATGGCGAACAATTAAAATTCATATCATCTGGATCTATTGGTTCTAATAATACATTAATTTTCTTCTCTAAATCGGGAGTAAGCTTATGTAACTTAATAAGGTGTGTATACGCGGTCCCGATTGCAGCCATCGGGTTATGTGTTGCATTTTCTAATTCTGCACGGTTGGCACCTCTGTCTCGTGACGCATCCATTAAAATTCTGAATAGCCTTCCTATAACGTATAATTCTGAATGAATATTTGACATTATTTATACCTCCATTCTTTTGGCATTTCATTTACTATCATAGCGGTTCTTATTGACTTGATACGCTGCATGAGCGGTGCAGCGGAATCGACGCCAGAAAAATAATTAATAAAGAAAGATGCATTGTCCTCTTTTTCTGCAAGTAAAGTCCAGCTTTTATAAATATCGCTCATATTCTTATGCGCTGGATTATTTGCATCATACTGTGGATTTTTAACAAAGGAATCATAAGCCTCATTTGAAGTATCCAGAATTGTCTTTTTAATTGTTTCAGCCCAAGCTATCTGTTTTTCTGTTCCTTTCATGGTAATCCCCCTTTTTTTATACCATTATTATATACCAATAATGGTATAATGTCAATAATATACCACCACAAAAAATAAATAGCGATTTAG